AAATATGTATAAAATGATAACGGGACCACTCGCTTATCAGTGCTACAAATATTCACCTTATTTTCTTTAATATTTTCAATCCAATTCGCAAACTTTTCTTTTTCACCAATTGTTGCCGATAGCATTACCATTTGAACGTGCTTTGGCAGCATAATAATACATTGTTCCCACACTGTTCCACGTTCAGGGTCGTCGATATAATGAACCTCGTCAAAAATAACACATGCCAATTCAGTTTCAATATTCATGTCAATCTCCAAATATGCGTTTTTATTGGTTCGCAATAAATTATTTTGAAGAATTTCGGTTGTCATAATTAAAACATCTGCGCCAGGATTATGTTTATTATCTCCCGTTAAAATTCCAACCTGTAAGTGAGGGAACTTTTTACTGAATTCCGCAAATTTCTGATTACTAAGCGCTTTAATAGGCGAAGTATAAATAACCTTTTTTCCCTTTTCAGTAAAATATTTAATCGCATGTTCGGCAGGCAATGTTTTGCCAGAACCAGTATGAGCGGTAATCAATGTATGGTGTCCGTTTTCAATAGATTCGATAGCCTTGATTTGAAATTCACTCAATACAAATTCCATTTATATATATTTAAAATTAATCTTTATATATATATCAATGTTGTTATCAGGCAAATATAAAATAAATGGCATCATAACAAAGGGCACATATTCGACCTTATATGAAGGAGAACATATCATTAAAAAACATAAAGTTGCCATAAAAATAGAGAGTGACGAAATATGTAAGAAATTATTGGATAATGAAATAAAAATGTATCTTCATTTAAATCGAGGCAAAACTAAATTACATATTCCTGATATAAAATGTATAGGAACTTATGATAATTATAGTTATATAGTGATGGAGTTGCTAGATATTAATTTAAAACAATATGTAGCAAAAGGTATACAAAAATACAAATTTTTAATGATAATGGAACAATTATTTATATTAATAGAAATGTTCCATTATAGAGGATTGGTTCACAGAGATATAAAACCGGAAAACTTTGTATTTAATAAAGCAGAAACATTATGTATTATCGATTTAGGATTATCAACCGTTATCTCTAACCGAGAGATAAAACAATTTATTGGAAACAAAAGATATTCAAGTTATTCTTGTCATTTGGATAAATACATATATACCGTAAATGACGACCTTATTTCTATAATTTATATGTTATTGGATTTGTATACAAATATACTTCCTTGGGACCATAATCACAATAAAAAGGATGTTGACTTTGAAAAGTTTTATAAAGAACATAATAAATACGATGATATAGTGGAAGTTATATTATATATTTATAGTATTATTGGCACTAAACAATTTTATATTAACACCATGAATGAATTACGTAGCGCTATATACCACTATCATTCTTAATGTAAATGAAATATCATTTCTATTTAAATCAACCACCCTTTGGTATTCATCCATTAATCTTACTCGTAATTTACTAATGGTTACTGGTCCAAAATAATATCGGGGTTCTGTATATACACTGAAATCGTTTTGAGTTTGTATATTAAACGCAGCGCCCTTTAATGAAATGCGCGCGATTGTATCTGGTGGTAATCCGGAACCTGTAGCCGAAAAAAAATTAGAGTTTGTATTTGAGTCATTGCCATCATTAATAACCAAATATAAATATCTTGGACCAATTATATCCATAACGGATTCCGATATGTAACTTAATTTACCTGTATATATAAATTCTCTAAATCCTAACATCCAACCAAATTTAAGCTGTATATTCAAATTATTTTTTTGCGAATATTTATTAGAACCATATTTTAAAATCATTTCATCTAATGTCATACTTATACTTTCTGTAACATTTTCTAAAGGTAAACCTCCAAAGTTTAATTCAACTAAATCAATCTGAGATAATTCATTTGCTGATATATCCAAATCTCTAAATAAACCTAATTGAATTTTACCTGTTCCTGTTCCAACTCCACCCGCATTATTATAATTTAAATCAAAATTAATAGCTAATGGGGTTCTTGCTAATTTTGTGCTTGAAAATCCATTTGAACCATTTATATAAGTTATTAAATTATCAAAATAATAATTACCATCTGGAATATGAATATAATTATAAATATCTTGGTCTGTTAATCCAACATGAACCTTTAGCCACATAAAATTATTTCCATTTGCGGCTGATATGGGATAATAGGTTGTTGGCAATTCCAAATCACACAATTTTAATTCAATAATTTTACCTTGAGGATTTTGTAAATCCATCGTAAAATCGGTAGAGCTTGAACCATTATAATTATCTCTAAATCGGCTATCTATATTAAATAATTTGGTAACCGTTTTTCTGTGTATAGGATTGCCTGCCCCATTATTACTGTCATATTGGTCTGTATTTCCTTCTGAATTCATTTTAATAACGCCATACTTATACTCGTGTGCTGTTTCTATTACGGTTGAACTAGTCGCAGGTGTATTACTTTGTAACAAATAGGTTTTCGCCTTTTCAAAAAAAATTACTAATCTTGAATTATTCTTAAATAATTCTTTATACCTTGTTGCGCTTGTTTCAATTTGCTCTTTAAGTTTTTCATAAGTTGTATCTGTTCTAATTGTAATATCGAATAGAGCAAACAATTCATCCAGAGTATAATCGGATAAATTCATATTGATAGAATCCTCCATATTAATTTATAATTACATCTATGTTTAATTCAATATTAAATTATAATATATACTTAAATAATTATATTATATTATATAATGGACTATAGAGGAAAGATACATGAAAGATTAGTCAAATATTTGGAAGGTTCGAGTGAAAAAGCTGTTGAAGACCTATATTATAAATTAACCATCCTTTTAGATGATGAGAGAGAACCCGAAAATTATACGGCTGATGTAGTTAACTCTTTTTTTACAAATAATTCATATTATTATATTAATACTACGCATCTATATGTAGAATATACATCCGAATTTAAAGTCATTACGGAAAATGATATGATTCACGCAGTATTACTATATATTACAAATTATCATAAGAATTATGAAATAAATAGCATTTTGAAACAGCAATTAAAAAATAAAATAATAAAAAAAATAAAAGAAAGGACCATTTATAATAATATACCTGAATCAAATACATTACAAGATATTTTAAACTTTTTACATCCTAATTTTTTCAATAGCCGAAATTACGCAAAGTATTTTATGATTACACTTGGCGATATTATTATGAAAAAGAATGATTTATTTTATTTTATACCCATACATATGAAACCCTTTATAAAAACCCTTAATAAACATTTGTCAATGTATTTCCATACGATGAATTTATGTAATCATTATAAATTTCAATATCACGACCACGATACGAATAAATCGCGTATTATTGGTTTCAATGAACTCAATCTAAAACATTTAACAATCCCGGATTCCTTCTATAATAATTTGATTTGTATCTCTCTTCATTATTCTAATAGATATGATTCAGGGGATTTGTTTTTGGATGACCCTTGCTGTAGCACGCTAAAGGAAAATGTATTGTGGATTAAAAATTCAAATAAACCCGAAATCATAACCACGTTTATTAATAAATATATTTACACAAAAGAGGGCAGTAAAATTAATGAAAAGGACATGTTATTTTTATGGAAAGATTATTTGAAAACCAATCATATTATGAATATTTTTCAAAAGAATAGTGATTTTTATGATAATATTTCAACCATTCTTACATTATATGATGGGTGTTATTTAAATGTATCAAGTATGTTTTTACCTTATGTTAATGAGTTTAAAGATTTTTGGTCAAAATATATGTATTCAGATGAAACCGAATATGAGTTTGAAATTAATGAAATATTCCAATTATTTAGTGAAACTTATAAAGATAAATTAGTTGACGAGCAAACTATTATAGACCTTATTAAATATTATTATCCGGCTGTTATGATAAATGATAAAATTAGACAGCATGGCTCTACATTATGGAATAAAAAAAAAGAAATAGACGCGTTTTTAATAAATAAAACATTAACAGATGTAAACGATTTGTATTTTGAATATTGTAATGAATTTAAAAATAAACGAAAAGTAAGTAAAACCTATTTTTTAGAATATTATTCATCATTTTAGGCACCTATATATTTTAAATGTCGATTAACTTTTGATTAAATAATAACGCTAGTCCAATCATTAAAATTAATGCTATAAATCTTAATACAGTGGATGCGCCTACAACACCCTGATAATATAAAAAATAACGATATACGCTATTGGCGCAATTACAATCTTCGGATATATTCATATATAAATTAACGACATTGTATGCCATATAACCACTTATACCAATTAATAAGGCGAGAGATATACTAGCTATTATTTTGGGGCTTGGCATTTTTTTATTTATTTTATTTGTTACGAACAACATAAAGCCAAAATATATGCTAAAAATGAATATTTCTAATATTTGAAAAAACTTCATGAATTCAATATTTACCGAGTATTTATCATTTTTAACAAAACAATCGCATGTAGTCAATTGATGTAAATACATATATGTATGAATAAAAATGAATAATATGACAAGATATAAAACTAAAATGAATATTTTTTGATAGGTGTTCATTATATATTTGTATTATAATTTAATTAAACATTTTGATACCTTTAATTCAGTATTTTCATTTTTATTATTTAAATATTGTTCGGGTGTATTATATTTTTTAATTATATAATTTTTACTCTTGTAATAAGTAGTTCTTTTTTTAAACTGATTTTTAAAAATTACATGCGGGTCTATAATATCAATTACAAGCGGTTTACTATGTTTACTACGCAATATACGACCCACACTTTGACATACGTCCGATTTGGGTGTCGCCATAACTAAGGTCGTTAATGTTTTAATATCTAACCCTTCTGATGCCATTGCGTATGTCCCTAAAATGATTTTTTTACTTTCGCTTTGTTTTAGTTTATCTTCTTTCATTCCGCCTACATAATAACCTATACTAGGTTCGAATAGTTGAATGCCCTCAAATAATTCCTCAATTAATGTTTTAGTATGTGCCAAAATCATAATTTGTTGGTCGTTATTTAGGGATAATTCATTTTTTACAATATTCACAATAAAATCATTACGTGGTTTACAATTCAATTTATTAATCATAATTGAATACAAAGGATTCCCCCTAAAATCTGTTTTAACATCTTCGAACATATCGTCCATTTCAAATTTAACGGCCTTTACCAATACTTCACATGTTAAATCAGTTTGTTCTTTATGAACTACTGGGCCAATAAAATATTGAAATACTTTAGACAAACCATCTTTTCGTGTCATAGTTCCACTTAAACCCAAATTATAATTTGTTACGATTTGTATCATTACTTTTGAAAATACTTCGGCGCTTAAATGATGGCATTCATCAAATACGCACAATCCGAATTCATCCCATAATTTAGGGTCATATATTTTATTAGATACACTTTGAAGCATACCTAATACAATATCTTTGTTTTCCGTGTCAATTATTTCGCCCTGTATTCTTCCAACCCTTGCTCCAGGTAAAAATGTATTTATTCTCTCTATCCATTGATTCATTAAAAATGTTTTATGAACTATAACCAACGTTTTCTTCTTTAATTTACTAATTATATTTAACGCCATAACTGTTTTTCCCTTACCCGGTTCAACATCTAGGAGACCTCCACCACTTTCTCCAACATGTTTAATATATTTATCTATAATTACATTTTGATATTCAAATAAATCTCCTACAAAATTTATATCAATATCAATTCCTCTCGATAACTTATTTTCAAAGGGTCCAAATTTACTTAATCCATAATAACGGGGTATATACATTTTTTGTTGCGATTCTCTATATATAGGGTATTCTGTCGTTTCAAACTTTTGATTTGTTTCGGGTTTTACATTTAATTCAATACGTATATTATTAATATCCTTTGGAGAATATTCAGTTTTAAACATAGTATAACCTTTTTTACCAAGATAGGCCATTCTGTATATTATGTTTTATGTTTTTATATATATATATTATAATGGTTCGTAAACAATTGCTCTCTAAGTATATTACTTTGGAAAATGTAATTGGCGTATTGCTTGCGATTCTAATAATTTTTGATTTAAAAATAGAAGAATCTATATGTAAAGTATTAAATACACCAATGGGTATGATTTCATCTGGTATACTTTTAATCATCCTATTTGTTATGCTTCATCCTGTAATTGGTATACTCTTTTTAATATATTTATATCAATGTATGCAAACTAACCGATTATATAATGAAGAATCTAAAACAAAAATATTAAACCAATTAAATCCAGTATATGAGCAACAAGTAGAGGAACAAGTTATTTTAGAAAAAGCACCCATTAAAAATCAAAATAGAAATAATAATGTCGAGTTTAGCCCATATTCTGTAAACGTAGGTTCTACGATTCTCTAATAATTAAATACATAGTATAACCTATAGCAGCAACGCTAAATATTGGTAGCATATACTTAAGTTTAGACATATAATCTGTTTTAGGGGTAACTTCTTGTGCCGGTTTATCTACTGGTAAAAATCTTGAAGCAATTATATAAAATAAATAGATAAAAACAATCCCACCAAATATGGATAAGAATATATAAAGCGCCATAGTAGTTTGTTTTTTTTGTTTTTTAGCAGCACGCCCCCTCCCTTTATCTTGTCCCGCTGTTTGAGAGTCTATATTTATGCCGCCGACAATTTTATCACTTTCACCCACTTTATAACAGTCTATATAAATGTCATTTTGAGCTATAATTGTTTGTTGTTGGGGTGTTGTTAATGACCCATAAGCAGATATCTCTGGCCCGCTAACTGTGGCAGTTGTTAAATTAGCTCTTTTAATATCATTAAGAAACCTAGATTTTTTATATTTAATACTAGATGTTTTGTTAAATATGATAGCCCTTTTATTTTCACTAATATATGTATTAAATGTAGAATTTGGAATTAATTTATTCAAATCTAAATTTGTTGTATCCGAAGTTCCAACAATTCGATTTAATAAATTTGTAACATTTGGTGCCTCAATTACAGTGGACGCATTTTTTTCAATGGATATAATTTTTTCAATAGGAATAATAATTAATAATATATTACTTAATGAATCTTCGCAAACATAAATAAGCGCGCATTTATCATCTCCTGTATTAAAATTTATTGGAGATATACCTACATATAAATATTTAATAGTATATTTAATAGGACTATTTGTAATATTGTCAGAATATGATATTTGTTGTTCTCCTGATTGTGTATCTATAGTAAATGTATAATATGTATCTAATATTAACGTTGGGTCTATTTCAAACAAATTAAATAAACTAGAAATTTGTGATATATCCCCTTTTGTAGGTGCTCTAACAGATATATTTTGAAAATTATAAATTAAATTAATAGATTGACTAGAACCATTAGATGTAGGAAAATTATAAGTAGTCGTCATAATTATTAATTATATATTTTTTTATTATAATTAATAATTAATGAATAATCAAGAAACAATGACTCCGAACGAACAATATTTATATGCCAATATGCAGGAATTATTTTATGGATTAAATGTTGAAACTACATTTGAAGGTATGTTTAAACCAATTAATAATCATACATCATCAATTAAGGAGTTTTTTGATACATTAAGAACACAAATAGAATCCCAAATAGGAGGAAATTTAATAATCCCATTAAAAACATTAAAGCAATATATAAACGATGCCGTAAATAAAATTACTCCGAAATAGATGTTAATTTATTAATATGTTTATTTATATTATTTATATCCAATGATAAAGTATCATAATTTGTTTTTAACATGGGAATAATTTGTTTTAATTTTTCCTTTATATCCTTTGACCCGGTTTCATCCATTATTTCACTTAATTCACCTACAACATTTTCCAACCCTTCTTTAGCATCATCCTCTTCATTTTCTAATCCTTCTTTTTCATTTTCTTCTTCCTCTTCCTCTTTTTCCTCTTCTTTTTCTTTTTTATTTGTATATCCTTCCATAGGTCCATTTAATTTATTCAGAAATATTAATGTATTTACAATAAGCATAGTCGATAATAAAACAACTATCATATTTTTATTAAAAAAATAAATAATAAGCGATATAACAGCAAATAAAAAAATGCTTTGATTATCACGAATATACATAAACCCACCTATATTTATAATTGCTAAAATAAAAATAAAATATAACAGTTTAATATTATTTAATAATGGGTATCCTTTGAGTTTTACCATATATACATATTGAATAAAATAAAATTGAATATAAAAAAAGTATAAACAAATACTTAACAAAATGCTTCAATTGGCAACTTGCGAACCTTACTTTAATGAAATACATGGAGGGACCGCAGTAAATACTTATATGGTAATATATAGTTACACTCCCGATGAATTTTATAATAATGACTGGATTGATGAATTAAAGTTTTATATGAAAAACCTTAACCGTCAAATAACAAATAAAGAACACAATGTTATTCGCAATTACCCGGTTGTAGTAAAAAACTGTAATAAAATAAATCTTGTGGAAAGTCTAGTTGATAATTATGGTCGCGAATTATGTATTCTTCATACCTACAAAATTAATATTATCAAACGATTGTGGAAAAAGAAACAACTTAATAAAGCTATATCTGCTTAGAATATAAATAATCTTTAATGCTTAGAATATAAATAATCTTTAATATTTTTAATGTCGTCCATTAATAATATTTTCATATAGTTTTCATCACATGAATCTAATACAGATTGTAAATATTCAAGAGTAGTTTCTAATTTTTTTTTTTCTTCTGTATCATATTTTGTATTATATTCATTTAATATTTTTATACATTTGTTACGTTCATTTTGTAAAAATATTTCAAATTCCATTATAATATAAATATAGATTAATAATATAGATAGAATGTCTAAAATAAATACCGAACCATTATTACAAGAAGATAATAATCGGTTTGTTATGTTTCCAGTATCCGACACAACTATATGGAAAATGTATAAAAAACAAGTGGATTGTTTTTGGAGACCTGAAGAAATAGACACTTCTAAAGATATGACACATTGGGAAAAATTGACAGTAGACGAACAATATTATATTAAAATGATTTTAGCATTTTTTGCGGCCAGTGATGGAATTGTTTTGGAGAATTTAGGAGTTCGATTTATGACTGAGGTTCAATTGCCTGAGGCAAGAGCCTTTTATGGGTTTCAAATTGCGATGGAAAATATACATTCGGAAACATATAGTATTTTAATTGATAGTTATATTAAAAATACAGAGGAAAAGCATCAATTATTTAATGCGATTTCTAACTTTCCGTGTATTGAGAAAAAAGCACAATGGGCATTAAAATGGATAAATGATAAGCGCGCTAGTTTCGCGACTCGTCTTATCGCATTTGCCTGCGTAGAAGGTATCTTTTTTTCTGGCGCATTCTGTTCTATTTATTGGTTAAAAAAAAGGGGGTTGATGCCCGGTTTAACATTTTCCAATGAACTTATTGCGAGAGATGAGGCCCTCCATACAGAGTTTGCGATTTATTTGTATAATAAATTAGAGAAAAAGATACATAAGAAAAAAGTGGTTGAAATTATTCAAGATGCTGTTACAATCGAAAAAGAATTTATTACAGAGGCATTGCCATGTCGGTTAATTGGTATGAATTCTGATTTAATGAATCAATATATCGAGTTTGTAGCAGACCGATTAGCCATTCAAATTGGAATAGAACCTATATATAATGCTATAAATCCATTTGATTTTATGGAAATGATTAGTTTAGAACAAAAAACAAACTTTTTTGAATCACGCGTATCAGAATATTCTCTTGCTGAGAAATCAGGAAAAGAAGATGCGTTTGATGACGCGCTTGAATTTTAATAGTTACATTATATGGAAAATTGTTATAACTTCGAATTGATTTTTTTAAAATGTATGAAAAAAAATGAAAACATGACCCATAATAAATGTAAGAATGAATTTGACTTGTGGTATAATTGTTTTATAAAAACCTATTAAATATATTATATAATAAATATTATATGGAATATAACATCATTAATAAAGGAGAATGGGCTACTCATTTATATGATTGTGATGCGGAGTCTTGTTTTTTAAGTTGTGTAGTGCCATGCCATGTATATGCTAAAATTAAATCATTGGATAAAAGTAAGAGTCATTATTGTATTCATTTATTTATTTATATGTTTTTATATCTCTCGATTCAACAATTATGGTATAGCATTCAATATTTAGAATCGAATGAATGTCCTGCGAATTTAATAGATAATTGTATTAGTGTAGTTGGAAATTGCGAAGATTATTATATGATGGAAGATGATGTTAGGTCTGCGTGCGTATTAAAGAATAATATATGTGTTTATGACACTACCGAATGTTTATCGCATAAAATGGTAAATCATACCTCATTGTATTTTTTTATTTTTACATCAATTGGTTATGCGGGGTTAGTTTTTTTACATTATACCATTAGAGAAAAAATTAAAGTAAAGCAAACCATTGGTGGAAATTCTGTCGAGGATGTTATAGCAGTTGTGTGTTGCCCTTCTTGTGGTTTAGCGCAAGAATATCGAGAAATCTAATAATATTATTGTAAATATTTATATAAAGGTTTTTAGAAAATAACCTATAATGGAACCAAACGATCATATCTTATTAATTAAAACAGTTCAAATATCTCCATTTCGTATTCTTATGACAGCATTAAAGGATATTCTTCTTGAAACAAATATTACATTTGAAAAGGATGGTATACGAATTATCAATATGGATAAATCACATACGATTTTAGTTCATCTTCATTTACAAAATGAAAATTTTGAATATTATGAATGTAAGAAGGAAAAGATTATTATTGGAGTGAATATGTTTCATTTGTTTAAATTAATTAATACGATTGATACCGATGAGACCTTGTCTATTTATATTGAGAATGAAGATTATAATGATGGCATTGTAGAACATCTCGTATTGAAGTTTGAGAATAAACAAAAAGAACAGTGTAAAATACAAAAATTAAAATTGATTGAGCCGGACCATGAAGAGCTTAAAATTCCTGATGTAAAGTTTTCATCCATTATTAATCTTCCATCCAATGATTTTCAGAAAATTATTCGTGACTTAAATTGTATTTCTGATAAATTGGAGATTAAATCTATTAAGAATCAACTTATATTTAAATGCCAGGGTTCATTTGCTAGTGCCGAAATTATTCGTTCTGAATCAGATGGTATGGGATTTATTCAAAAACATAATAAAGTAATTCAGGGTGAATTTTCTCTTAAAAATCTGAATTATTTTATTAAGTGCACTAATTTATGTAATCAAATAGAAATGTATATGGAAAATGATTTACCTCTTATTATTCAATACAATGTTGCTTCACTTGGTGTAATTAAGCTTGGTTTAGCACCTCTTCCGTCATCATGTTAATTTATTCAGATACATGCTTTTTAAAAATACATCCAACTTTATCCATATATTCTATGTTTGCTAAAATAGATGGATTTAAAAATTTACAATCTTTCATCCATACTTTCACAATACAAAACGATTTTTTAGGCGAAATGCTTATTCCATTAATAGACTCTTTGGATAAAGTATTTCCTAATAACATAAAAAATAGTTTTTTCCATACAAACTCAATATTTTTATTATGAACTTTAAATGAAAACCCTCCGCCATCTTTATTTTCGGCATCTTCCCACATTGGTTTAATATTATCTTTCATAATAAAAATCATAGTTTTTTTAATTAAATCAAAATTAATTTCGTCATTTAAAAGGATTGCTTGTTCGACCGAGGTAAGTGTTTGTATTTTATGATAACTAGCAAAACTCCAGTCCTCTACATTATGTAAATGAATATAAAAGTTCCAACTATTAGATAGTTTATATTCATTTACAATCGCCATATGTATATTAATAATATTTATTTAATTATTTTTTATTATTAATTATGTAATGGTTGTAATCATTTTTCCATTTTTTGATATAATGTTTTGATGATTATATATATCATTTGTTTTTAACCGACAATTACCTTGTCCATTTCCTAAATCCAAATCTGTGACAAATCCACTACAGTTATCATTCATAACACAATAATTATAACAATCAGTATAGGATACATTATTATATTCGTTTATAGTCGTTGCGATAGATTTTTTATTTTTAATTTTATTTAATTTTCCTTTAATTTTATTAATAATAAATGTTTTTGAATCAATATCATCAGATAAATTATCTTTTGTTATATTTCCCTTTTTTAAATAACAATAACTATTATCCATAACATAACCAGAACATTCATCCATTGATATACATAATTTAAAACAATCGTTTGAATTAATATCGCTTATTTTAGGTTTAATATTATTACCTTTATATTTTTTACGCCGATATGAAGTAGTTGAATAAATATGTCTACCAACTTGTTCAACAAATGATTCTTTATTTGTATATAGTAAAATAACTAATACAAAAAGCCCTATTATAATCCATTTATAATACTTTTTAATTTTCATATATTATTTCTTTATTAAATATTTCTGTGCTTTATCTGGATTTAACCTGAATACCATAAATATTAATAATACCATATAAGTATACATTATTACGGGTATAAACACAAGTAACCACGCAACAAGTGTAAGTTCCGCATTACAAAATATTTGTAATATACATGTGAATATAACACATATGATTGCTTGGGTTAAGGCTTGTTTATAAGATTCATTACTTATTTCAATAACAATTTGTATTAAAAAAAATACTACATATAATAACGCTGGAGCACATAAATAATTTAATATCATTTATATTTAAACATAAAATATTTTAATTATTAAAATGAAGACCATCGAAGAATATTCTTTACAAAAATACAATGAAATAAAAAATGACATTGATGTTGAATATGCTAACTATTTAAATAACATAAAAGTATTATTGCGACAAACAGAATATACCGAAGAAGAGTGTGAACAGAAACTCATATTAAATACGCTCGAGAAATGTATATTAGAATATTTGGGTGCTTCGAAAAAAGTAGAAGAATCAAGCACAACAAATCAAAATATATTTAAAGTTATACGGACATTTTTTTAAACATATCACCCATTCTTGGTGTTACCATATTAGATATTAATGTATTATCATTTGGTGAATAACTTGCCTCAAATGAGGATATATCCAACATATTTGTTTGTTGATTCCAATTATATTTTATATGTTTTAAATTGCTTATACCATCCAGCATTTTACCACTCGTTGACATAGCTTTATTTTTTTGTGATGTATTTTTACTAAAATTATCTAATAAATGTAAAATATGGTTATCACATATAGGATAAAACTGGTCTCTATTTATTGTTATTTTGTTTGCTAATGCGCGGTCATTAATTGCGTTATCTTCATACCCCCACGACCATAAACTAGGAAACCCATTAATTCTTTCAAAATCATACCCTGTAATAGAAAATATACCTCCTAATGTAAACTTAAACCCATAAAAATGTTTAATTTCTCCTTTATTAATATCATAGTTTAATAGATTTTTTTTGTAAGGTAATGTATCTATATCATTAAAAATAAAAATGATATCTTTATAATAAGAATATTTTTCCTTGATGTATAAAAATCCTATGTTTTTCATAGCACCCCGATTAAATGGTAATGTATTGTTTTGATGCGCGAATATAATCTCATAAGAATTTATATCTAAATCTTCTAATAAATAAGTCATGTATCTTATAAAGAATTCCTTTTGTGGTTCTCTATCTCTATATGGAACAATAAATACATACTTTATCATTTAATTTATGAAATATATTTTTTAATAATTATATTCGGCAAAAGTTGCCCTTCAAAGGTTTCTAATTTTTTATAACATTTGTTGATAGTTACTTCGCTTATTTTACTAACCTTATTTACCGATTGTTTTGAAATATTTAAATTACATTTTTGACATACAAAATATACAATTCCCGCGGATATTGAATGTGGTGTATTTTCGGGTATTAATTTATGTCTTTCCACAATAGATGCTATAAACATACATAATTGTGTTAATTCGTTATTAATAGATAGTTTGCTACAATACCTATGAATAAATGTTGATGGAGTGCTATTATGTAATTCTGTTTTATCTTCATCATCTACTTCAATGTCATTCAAGATACTTAAGGCATTTTTACACCCTCTTGTTGCGCTTGTGTTATCCAATTTAAATATATATGCGATTTCCTTTGCGGTTCGAGGATTATCATTTATACTACAGGCGATATATATAGATGCTGCTAAAATTCCATCCCGATTTAATCCTCGGTATGTTTTTTCAATGGATATTTTATTATAATATCTAATGGCATCATCTATAATAATTTTTGGTATTCCTTCTGTGCTTGCTAATGTAGAAATAATATTAAAATCGTCATATTTGGATTTTTCATGATAGGGCATTGCTTGCCAATCTGTAAACCTTTTAATTTTTCTCATTTCATAACTAGAGTGTCCGTTACAAGTAATTTTACACCCAAATGAAGACTCTTTTAATAGCGGATTTACTGGCATACCGCATCGAGTTGGGTCACTAGAATTTGTATCATCTGCTCCATAATATCTCCATTCGGCACCAAAATCAAGCACGTCCTTGTAAATAATCCCGCATTTCATATTAGAACAACAATAAAATCCTTCTTCTGATATACATAACGGAGATTCGCACTCTTTACAGTTATTATCAATTTCTTCATTTGAATAAATACACTCTAACTTATCTTCTTCATTTACAGTATCAAATAATTTCCATATATCCGTTTTTGTTTTACTCTTATTTTTTTGAGTGCTCATTTTGTAATTCTATAATAAAATAAATTAACAATTCAATTTTATTTTATTTTATTATAATAAATGGGTAATACCACTTCAACAGAACAATCAGATATTGGCAATTTGGCAACTCAAATTGATGAAATCGCAGTCCATTATATATTAAACCAAAATACGATTGATTTGTTAAGATTAACGGATAAAGAGTATTACGATAATTTAATCATATTAACAGGTAATGTTGTAGAAAAAAAACTAAATCATTTAGAATTAGGATTTTTATATCAACGTATATTTGGAAAAAGTTCCATAGGTGAGGTTCTTGATATTGTGCCAGCAAACAATAAATTGAAGGAAAAGGTAATATTTAATATATCAAAATTTTATATAAAAATTATCATGATTTATAGTGCTATTGCTACAACTATAGACCCACAATATTCTTATGAAGATGAAAATGGTGTTAAAAAATTATTTTATTTGAAGGATATGGAAGCCTATAAACATATACCCAAAAGTGTTAAACCTGTATTGGTTCAACTAACAAATCCATTAAATCTGTGTAGAAAACGTTTGTCGATTTTAAAGAATAAATTAGATTTTAATGTAGAAAATGAGTTTATTAAAATTAATCCTGGTGAAAAATTATGTTCTTTAAGCACTACAAATTTATTAACAGATGAAGTAGGTATTAAAGAGCTCGACGCATTATATTATGATATTTTCGATTACGATACAAAAACTTGGAGTAAAAGAAGTAAAAAAATGAAAATAAAGTATAATAAAGATTTAATTTTATTTTATCAAATTTTTACTGGTAAAAAGGTAAAACCTGTTGAAATTAAATCGTTTCATGATATCGAATTGCTTGATATGAGCACGATTGAACAATGTAGCGATGTTCGATTTATGCAGGATATACTAGTAAAAAAGAATGATGTTTTAATTCAACAATATATACAAAAAATTAACATGATTGAAGAAACTACTAAAAAATATAAATCAAAATTAATTAGCATACTAAAGGAGCTATTTGTAATTAAATTAAATGATAATGAAACTACATATACTCTTAATCCCGAATTAACCTTGGACCATATATTATTAATAGAAACAGAAACAAGAGATACTATATTAAACTTATATACATCTTGTGAAAAATATTTTATTCAAGGACTTATTATTTTTGAAAAAATATATGACGAACAAGTTAAAACATTAAATGTAGAACGACTCAATTATATTGATAAAATAAAAACACCTCCACCTGAGGTAATAGAAACAACTCCTGAACCCGTATTTATGCCAGAAAGCAAACCTCAAAATGAAGTTTTGAGCACACAGCCAAGTGAAACACCGCCAAGTGAAACACCTCCAATTAGCACGCCTGAACCTTTGCCAAGTGAAACATCGCCAATTAGCACGCCTGAACCTTTGCCAAGTGAAACACCGCCAAGTGAAACATCGCCAAGTGAAACACCGCCAATTAGCACACCGCAAACGCCAATTACTCTTGAACCTCCATTATTTGGTAAACCATCTCAAATTGAACAATTCACTCAACCACCATACGGACAGCAACCTCAATTCACTCAACCACCATACGGTCAGCAACCTCAATTCGGCCAACCACCTTACGGACAATTTAGTCAGCAACCTCAATTCGGCCAACCACCTTACGGACAATTTAGTCAGCAACCTCAATTCGGACAACCACCATACGGACAATTTAGTCAACCATCATACGTTCAACAACCATCATACGTTCAACCACCTCAATTCGCACAACAACCATACGTTCAACAACCTCAATTCGGTCAACAATTAAATAAACCTATAAATTATTCATCTGAAAGCGATAAATCAAAAATGGAAGAAAATTCAATTATATCAGAACCAAAGATTGAACCCAAAATTGAAGAACCAAAAATTGAAGAACCAAAGATTGAACCAAAGATTGAAGAAACAAAATCCGAAGAACCAAAATCCGAAGAACCAACTGTAGAAAAAGTTACAGGAGTCCAAGCTACTGACGAAAAAGTAACAGAGCCTAAATCAAATTCTATATTTGGTAATTTATTTAATTTTGGTTCTAAAAAAACAACGACTGAATCCAATGCTGCGCCATCCAATGCTGCGCCATCCAATGCTGCGCCATCCAATGCTGCGCCATCCAATGCTTCGCCATCCAATGCTTCGCCATCCAATGCTTCGCCATCCAATGCTTCGCCATCCAATGCTTCGCCATCCAATGCTTCGCCATCCAATGCTTCGCCATCCACTCCAAACTCAACAAATGCTCCACCATCCAATGCTTCGCCATCCACTCCAAACTCAACAAATGCTCCACCATCCAATGCTGCGCCATCCAATGCTCCGCCGTCCAATGCCGAACTATCTAATACTGCGCCATTTACGCCTGAACCATTTACTCCCGCGCCGTCTAATGCTCCGCCATCCAATGCTGCGCCATCCAATGCGCAATTAAAACCTGTAAGAACTAATGCCCCATAAATTAAATATTATTAATACTATCTATAAATTCAGCATCATAAACAAATTTACCACTTGGTTTAAATTGGGTCTGTATAGGTTTCATTTCTTTTTTAGGTTCACTAAACCTAACAATATTTTTTTCTTTTTGTATTGTTTCACCCATGGCATCTATTGCTATACCAGTTTTTTTTTTATATTCATCCCTAACATAGGATGGTATCCAATGATTCCAACTAATAAATAATAAATTTGGATGAATATATCTAGTTAAAAAACCATTATTTTGTAAAGAATCAACTACAAATAATAAACAATCGCTTAAATTATAATTCGGAAATCCAACCAATACTTCGGGCATAACATAAGAACAAAAATTATCACTATTTCTTAATCTAGATGTCATTTTAATTTTATTGTGTATTTTTAATAATAATTTATTATAAATCTCAAGACGGTTTAAATCATTCTTTTTTTTTGTTTCATATAACTCATCTATGTTTAATTGTAATTTGTCTGCCATTTAATATCATAAAAGATTATAATTATCCTCCCATAACTGAATTAATAAATAAATCAAATGTGTTATTATCAAATTCTGCGTCATAAATATATTTTGTATCATTTTTTATTAAAATAATTGTAGGATATTCTGTAATACTATACTTATCGGCCATTTGAGTATATTTGTCACAATCTATTTCAGTAAAGGTCATTGCGTATAAATCATTCTTATATCCTTGTTTTTTTAAGTTCCATTGGTCCATTGTTTTTTTTGAATGGGGGCACCAAGATACATAAAATAATATCAATGAGCCTTCTGTTACATTATCAGCAGATTTATATTCATTATTAGCAATAAATTTGTTTGGGTCTTTTGTATTATATTGTTTATACATATAATAGGCTATACTACTAAATATAATTAATCCGATGACATAAAATAACCAGTGCATTAGATAATAATAATATAAATAATAAATGAATTAAACCTAAATATAATAATATATAAAATGATTGTTAAAGAGTTTAATACAAATAATTACATATTTATTGATAAAAATAAATATGTAAATGTAAAACATTACTATGAAGAGCTGATTAAAATTAAATTTAATAAAAAGCAGCATACCCATAATATTATAAATGAGTTAAAAACGAAAATTAATATCAGATAATTAATAACTGATAATTTATTATCTCATTAAAATTTATGAGCACATACACACAAGAAGATTATAAAAGTGGAGAAGGTATGTTGACAACTGTTTGGGGCCCTAGTTTATGGCACTTTTTACATACGATGAGTTTTAATTACCCAAATGAACCAACCAATGACCAAAAACATCAATATATGAATTTTATTTTTAGTTTAGAATATATACTTCCATGTAAGTATTGTCGTATGAATTTAAAAAAGAATTTTAAGGCGGTTCCATTGCGTATTTCTACTATGAAAAATAGATATACATTTTCTAAATATATTTATGATTTACATGAACACATTAATAAAATGCTTAATAAAAAATCAGGCTTGACGTATGATACAGTTAAGGAACGATACGAACATTTTAGAGCACGATGTAATATAAAGGAAAAACCTGTTAAAATAAAAGAAAAGGGTTGTACTGAATCATTATATGGTAAAAAATCCAAATGTATTATTAAAATAGTTCCGCAAACAAAAAAATGTAATACATTTCAAATGGATGATAGTTGTAAAAAGAAAAGATTAAAAACGGCTAAAATCATTTAAGACGGGAACCGGCATATAATTATCTATGGACGGAGACCTATAATTTGGAACTTTTTTACATTCGAATGCTGGCTCAGGGCATCGTTCACATGCGGGGCATGGCGGACATTGTTCTTTTTTATCATCTGTTTTTTGTTGATTCATTTTAGCTATCGTTCCTTTTAAATCATTAATCATTCCTATTGTTTGAATATCTGTTGCGTATGGTGTTGAATTAGTTGAACCTGCCGGGGCTGGAGTCGATACTGCCAATGAACCTCCACTTGTGCTGCCATTATTATTTGCGGTTTGACTGTTTGAACCTCCTCCTCCGAATGAACCAAACATAATGCTATTGTTTCCTAATAAGTTATTAAATTTGCTCTCTTCTGTTTTGGTTTCTGATAGTGACATATCTTGATTTACAGAATTATCTTGATTTATATTTTGACTCTGTGATGATTGTTGATTTATATCAGTATTTGTAACACTGTCATTAATATCTGTTTTATTTTGCTGTGAATTATCTGTAACTTTATTATAAATGCTATTATCGGTTGTGTTATCCCGGTTATCTCCGTCATTTGAGTCTTTATTTCCTATATTAAATCCACCCCACCCACTAGAGCCTGAACCATCGCTTTTATTAGAGCCTGAACCACTAGAACTTGAACCACTTGACGCTTTAAAATCGTAATACGGGCAAGTTGGGCACACTGGAGGAATAATTTGTGATTTTAAAACTTCATAATCACCATCCTCTTCATCATCTGATAATGAATTGCTACATTTTGGAACATCATCCAATCCTTCTTTAAATGAATATAAATTAAAACTTCCTAATATAGCGAATATAATAGTTACGGCAATTAATATTATGATTATTACTTTTACTTTATTTATTAATTTCATATATTTTATTAAGAAAATAATATAATATATAAATGGGAAAATCAGGAGGTTCGTCTGGAAATGGTGGAATTATGGGCTCTGGAGTTTTTGGTTTTTTTGGAACTACTATACAATGTCCTGCGTCAGATACGTCTTATTACTGTAGTTTTATGAAGATATTTAATGTAATCATGGTTTTATTTGTTATAATATTTATATTGTATACGATATATAATTTTGTAATGCCTAACTATTTTAGAAAAAGAGGAAGATAAACAGAGTAATGTTTAAGCTCCGCATACAGTACACTCTTCAGGAACTATAGTAAACTGTTGCGCGTGATGTTTAGCCTTTCTTCTTAAATAATACATTCCCGTTTTTAGTCCGCATTTCCATGAGTATATATGCATACTTGTTAAAATTTTATAGTTGGGTTCTTCAATCCATAAATTCATAGACTGACTCTGACATATATAGGCTCCTCTATCCCTCGCCATATTAATTATATGTTTCATGGGAATTTCCCATACTATCTTATATTTCTTTTTAATATAATCTGGTATCTCTGCTATGTTTTGGACTGAACCTTTGTTTTCAATAATCTTATCTTTAATTTTTGTATTCCAAATATTTAATGTTACTAATTCTTTCATTAAATGTTTATTAATTACTACAAACTCGCCTGCTAGTGTTCGCCGTGTATAAATATTACTCGTAAATGGCTCAAAACATTCGTTATTGGATAAGATTTGACTTGTTGACGCAGTAGGCATCGGCGCAATACATAATGAATTTTTAACGCCATGTAACATGATATTTTCTCTTAATTTGGACCAATCATACCTATCTGTTGGAGTAATATTCCACATATCAAATTGAAAAATGCCTTTGGATAAAGGTGAACCCGCGTAAGTTTCATAAGGCAAACTTTCTCTTGCTAGTTCCATACTTTTTTGTAGTGACGCATAATACATGGTTTCAAATATTAGTTTATTCACTTCAATCGCTTCATTGCTTTCAAATGGAAGATTCATTAAAGCAAATGTATCTGCTAACCCTTGAACCCCGATTCCAATCGGACGATTTCTTTTATTACTATTTTCGGTTTTGTCAGTTGGATAATAATTAACATCTATAATTTTATTTAGGTTGTCGGTTAATATTTGGGTTACTCTAAACAATTTAGAATAATTAAATATAGAATCTTCTACCATTGAAGAGAGAGATATACTTGCCAAATTACAGACCGCTGATTCATTTGAATCACTGTATTCTACAATTTCACAGCATAAATTAGACGATTTAATTGTCCCCAAATTCTTTTGATTGCTTTTCATATTACATGCGTCCTTGTATAACATATAAGGTGTGCCTGTTTCCATTTGACTATCCAATATTTTAAACCATAGCTCTCGAGCAGGAACTTTTTTAATATATCTATTAATGGATACATACCGTTCATAGAGTGTCTTAAACTCTTCGCCATATACATCAGATAACCCCTTTGAAATATTGGGGCACATCAAATACCAATCCTCATTTTTTTCTACCTTTTCCATAAACAAATCTGGAATCCATAGAGCATAAAATAAATCCTTTGCTTTCATTTCTTCATCGCCATGATTTTTACGCAAATCCAAAAATGCTTCAATGTCAGCATGCCAGGGTTCTAAATAAATAGCAAAACTACCATTTCTTTTTCCGCCGCCTTGGTCTACATAACGCGCTGTATTATTAAACACTTTTAGCATAGGCACTATACCATTTGAAATGCCATTTGTTCCTTGAATAGGGCTTCCTTGCGCGCGAACATTATGAATATGTAACCCAATGCCACCCGCCCATTTAGAAATATTCGCGCAGTCCTTTAATGTATTAAATATTCCGTCAATGCTGTCGCTTTCCATTCCCAATAAAAAACAAGAGCTTAACTGAGGCCGGTTTGTCCCCGCATTATATAATGTTGGTGTTGCGTGAATAAATTCTTTTGTGCTTAAACCATTATAGGTTTCCCTAATCTTTTCCAAATTAGGCGCATGTATTTGTATTGCTACGCGCATCCATAAATGTTGTATCCGCTCAACTACCTTACCATTACTTTTGATAAGATATGCGCGTTCAAGAGTTTTAAATCCGAAATAATCAATCAAATAATCCCTTGAATAATCTATAATCGATTCAATATATTCATGATTCATTAAAATAAAATTATAATAATCTACTGATAAATAGCCTGGTCGAACACGTTCAATACAACCCAATATAGTTTGAGGAGTGTCCTTATGATGATTCGATATACATAATTTATGTGCCAATGTTGAATAATCATAATGATGTGACCCCAATGACGCGCATAATTCTGCCATCAATTCATCGATTTTATAGGTTGGGATATTATCATACAATTGGTCCATTATTTTTAAAACAAGATTACTGTAATGAATCGTTATCTCTGGAGCAAGTTGCTTTAAACGTATAATAATTTTATTATAAGATATTTCTTCAACGGTGCCATTCCGTTTAATAACATTCATTATTCAGTATGTTCCATTTTGTTTATATTTATTTTAGTATTTCTTTTACGGGGGGCTCTTGCGCTATAATCGCCTAATCTCTCTACACAAATGGTCTGCCAAATTTCATTTAGTTGTATGATTGCGTATTTAAACCATTCAGGCTTTCGTTTGATTAATACACATGAATATATATTCAATTTCCAATACACATTTTTAATCCATTCTCCTTCATTATTCATATTAGCATCCAACCACTGATTAATATTATCCTCCGTTGTAATATCAAATGGCATGTAATAATATTTATATTCACCGTTAAAGACATACACCATAATTACACCCTTTCTCTCTTCGGATATATCATTTATAAAATCATTATAACTATCAAACTCTGTAAATTTAGTTTCGACAAAGTCACACTCGTTTAAATCACATACTTCCATTTGTAATAATGTTTGAATATAATAATCTAATTTGGGTATTCCATTTATCTCTCTCGATACAACATTTTTAATCTCAATCATTCGTCCAAAATTATTTTTTCCAACAACAATGCCATCAGGCGATGCTGCCAAAAAGGAATGCTCGTTATGTTCTATACAACCGAAATCTTGAATTTTAGTTTGGTTTATATCTTCATAAATCATACGCGTCAAGGGTTCATATTTATGTCCCCATGTCATTGCTGTTTCAGATAAATTAACATGCCTTGACTCTGGATTATATTCATCAATTGGTTTACATTTTTCATAAATTAATTGATTTTTACTTGATTGAGTGCCAAATGCCTTCCATGCGTTACTTGCCGTAATATGTGAATGCCTAAATGTGTACCATTCGGGTGTATGCTGTCCTGGTTGCGGTTTATTTTCCAAATATTTAATATGCTCTTCTGTAACATTTTCTGTGCTTGGATAACTCGGGCAACATCTTTCCAAGTTTAAATTTAAGTTATGTAAACATTCTTTTATATCTTGCTCTGTAACATCCTTATATTCAATTTCTTTTTTTACTAATTTTGTAATAAGTTCTTCGTAATTCGGACATACTATATATTCAGGATGTTCTTTTACAATATTTATAACAATAGTTTCCATTTCACTATATATATTATTAATATTCTGTTTATATAGGTTGAATAATCTTTTTAGTTTTTTTACGTGTTGACAATTCAGCACTAATTGTAAATCGCCGTGTATCAGGGTTGAAACTAAGTCCTCCAATTTGCTCGATAAACCCTTCATCTTGGTTATAAGTTAATTCATTATTCTTACTCAATTTTTTACGCTCCATTGTAATGTTAAAAAAACGTGTAGCAGTTGCCATTTCTTCCTCTGTTAAATTATATTCTGGTTTTAACACATTATTCACATAATTTTTTATCTTTTTTGTTTTTTCAGTCTTGGTAAGTTTAGACCAAATTCCCCTTTTATTATTTTCAATATCCATATTCAAAAAATTATTAATTGCCTCCTCGCTCGTATCTATAGTGCTTTCAATATTGGTTCCGGTTGAAATAAGGGTGCGGTATTTTAAACTATTAAATTCTTTACATTGTTCTGCCATTTAAATATAATATAAAAATATGTTTAACCTTTTTATAATGAAACATATAAATTTTAATGACCCTCAATCAAAAAAGAAAGTATTTGACATAGATATAAATCAATTTGAAGTGATAGAACAACTCTATAATAAAGGCATTAATAAAGAGTTTGAGGATGAAATTAAAAAAAAATTACATGCTTACAAATCGCAAGATAAAATCAAACATAAATTCAATGAAGAATTAATAATTACCTACGACCAAATTATATCCAAACTATATGAATCCAAATTAAAATGTTATTACTGTTTGTGCGATATGGTTATATTATATAATAAAAAAAGACAAAATACTCAATGGACATTAGAGAGATTAAATAACAATATAGGACATTATGACTCAAATACATGTATTTCTTGTTTAAAATGTAATTTACAACGTAGAACCGATAATTATGAATATTTTAAACAAGGAAAACAAATAAAAATTAATATAATTAAATAAAAACTTAAAAGTATAAATGCCTAAGATATTAAATGGTATGTGAAAGTCAAAATGAATTATTATTACATAAACTAATGTTATTTTATAATGATTCCAATAATTTAACTCGCATGCTTAGTATTATTAATGGAGAATCTAAAATTTCACTTCGAATCGTAGATTGGTTTTCGACGAATTATGCCAAAAAGTTTTTTACCATTTATGAAACAGACACATGTTCACGGTTTAGAGTGTATAATGATTATAAACTTAAATTAAAAGCTTATTCAAAACGACGATTTGACCCATTCTGTAGATGGGACCGAATTAAAGTCCCTTTTGGTGATAAAGAATTTAGCATTGAAACTACTATAGGACAACTCAATTTTTTTAAATGGGCGATTGAAAATAAAATTATACATTTCATTGAACATAATTATGAGTCAATTGAAAATGATATGAATTCAAACAATAGTATATCGAAGGCAAAAAAACATAACGATTCTGTAGGTAAAACTAGAAAGAGGAGGGAGGAATTATCAAAGTCGGCGGCCAAATGCTTAAAAAAAGAAAAAATTGATGTTGTAGTAAAATTTGATTAAATATTTAATACTATAATTATAAATGGGTAATGTTTATTCTTCATATTCATCATATGACTTTGATGTAATTTCTAATAAAATTATGTCAGAGTATGATATGGTTTTAATTAATACAATGCCCGATACACAACAGAGCTGTTTGATTAAAACTACAATAAAGGCAAATAAAGAAACCGAATATATAAACGAATTATACAAAATAAATAAAAAGAAAGAAATCATTATATATGGCAAAAATCACAGAGACTTAAAAATTATTGAAAAATACAATCAATTAAAAAAATTGGGATTTACTAACGTTCATATTTATTTTGGAGGATTATTTGAGTGGTTATTATTAAAAGAATATTATGGTGAAATAAATTTCCCTATTGATGGCAAAATGGGAGATATATCTCAGTATAAATAAAATTTCGGAGTATAAATAAAATTGAATTAGTTCAAACTCAATAATAGAGAGATATCACAGTTACAAAATGGACGCCTTCCGCCAACAGAAACTCACTCGCTCAGAATGGAACAGCATTGAAAAGCCAGTCGATGAAAAGGAAAAAACAATCCTTAAATTGATTAAAAATGGTTTGACAGAAAGGGGTAAAGTATATTTGTTTAATACGATTAACGATGTAGTTCATTTGGACCACGCCGAAAAAGATTATTACATTTACATTCATCTGTTGAAGGAACTCATTGACCCTATTATTCAAACATATGGTCTTGTCATGGTCCCCATTGTAGCACCCAAAAAGAAATTAAATGCCGCTGACACAATTCGACTATCTAATCAAAAGAAGAAATTGACGGACAATATTGAAACCACTATAATACAATTACTAACTTTGTTCTTCAAAGAAAGCCAAAAAAAGAGGTGCGAACTATACATTTATAATATATGTTATTTAGTGAATACATATACTATAAATAAATATCTTGGAGCCATTATAACCGACTTTATTGAAAAATACAACCCTAAAATGGATATTATTAATTTCTTCGAAAATATTGACCGATTTATTGAAACAAATCCTATATTCGATTATAAACCATTGGAACTATACGACCATCAAGCCCAAGTATTCGACTTATTTAAAACACAGCCAACTGACCCAACACTTATATTTTATCGAGCACCAACCAGTTCAGGCAAAACGCAGACCCCACTTGGACTATGTAGTCAATATAGGGTAATCTTTATGTGTGCGTCCCGCCATATCGGAATCAGTTTGGGTAAAAATGCCGTGAATGCGGGTGTAAAGGTTGGATTTGCGCTTGGATGTGAAACCGCCGATGATGTTCGACTACACTTTTCAGCAGTCAATACTTATAAAACATATACTCGGCCTGATAAATCTGTTGGAAACAAACCAGACCACACAAATGGTCTTAAAGTAGAAATGCTAATTTGCGACATACAGTCATACGAAATTGCCATGCTATATATGACGTCGTTCTTCGATATCAATACGATTATTACTGTTATGGATGAGCCAACTATTACAATGGATTATGCGGAACACGAGCTACATCAGCATATTTCTAAAATTTGGGAGGTTAACGTAATTAAACACATTATATTTTCGTCGGCAACCTTGCCTAATGAGGAAGAACTTTTGCCAATGATTGAAAGGTTCAAGACTCGGTTCGAGGGTGCCAAGGTTCACTATATCGAAACGATTGATGAAACAACAAATATTTCACTATTAGATAATTCAGGAAATGTTATTATGCCGCATACCATTTTCAAAGAGCCGGAAGAGTTGGCGCAATTCATTGAAGTAAATGGTAAAACACATTTCAAATTCCTAAGTGTTGTTGAATGTTCTATATTCATTATGTATGTTTGCCGCAATGTATTTAAAAATATTGGTATGATTAAAGAATATTTTAAAAGCATTGATAAAATTAATACACAATCAATTCGTAATTATTATTATTATATTATTAAAAAAATAAAGAAGGATGAGCTTGATTTCATTATACAGTCCTATTCTAGTTTCCGAGAATTAAAATCGGTAGACGTTGGAATTGATATTACTACCAAAAATAGTTATACCTTGACGTATGGTCCAACTATATTCCTATGTAAAAATATTCAAGTATGGGTAGATTACTTTATAGAAAATAGCGGGATTCACTTTTCGATATACGACCAACTCGAAAAGTCAATCGCATTTAATAACGACCTGTTTGATAAAATTTCAAAAAAAAGAATGATGATTGAAGATAGAACTGCCAAAGACCAAGAGAACGAAAATAAAATGAAGGACCAACGATTTGACCCAGAAACCAAACGACTTATTAGCGAGATTGAGGCACTGGAACGCACATTCAAACCACTTAAACTCAATAATGTTGACATACCAAATACTCGCGAACACTTTATGCGTTGGACTAATAAAAAATATGAGGACTCGAATGCGTTTACTAGTAATATAGATGCTGAATATGTTAAACGGATTATGAGTTTAACGATTGATACTAAGCATAAAATTCTGCTCTTGATGGGAATTGGAATATTTAATCCGGAAGAAAAAATGGGTGATTATAATGATATTATGAAAGAATTGGCAGAACAAAAATATTTAATGTGTATTGTAGCAAGCAGTGATTACATTTACGGAACAAATTATCAGTTTTGTCATGCGTATTTGACAGAAGATATGACTGAATTTATGACACAAGAAAAGATTATTCAAGCGATTGGACGTGTTGGACGTCGCGATAAAAATAAAAAGTTTACATTCAGATTTAAAAATGATGAGATGGTTCAAAAACTCTTCATTAAAAATAATACGGTTGAAAGCGACAATATGAATAAGTTGTTCTTCTAAATAATAAAAAAATATATATTAATATTTTTTATTTGAAACGTTTATAAGTTAAAAATAATTTAAACAATATACGATAAATACTTATAATGGAGATTGATAAATTTATTACTATTAATTATGTTAATCATTCAGGTATGCTTATTATGGAAATCATAGTAAATCATGCGTTACCAACTCAATTACAGTGGACTTTTGCCATTGAAGAAATAAAATCAAATATCGCTAATATTGCTAAATCTAATATTAATTTTGGTTTTGTGTTTGATATAACTAAAGTCGGCTTTATATCCATGTCCTATATTAAAGAGTTTATCCAAATTATGGTAGATAATTCGGATTTGCTTGAAGCCAAACTATATGGAACTTCCGCAATCGCACAAGGAAGTATTATTAAATATATTTTTGATTTAATTAATTTGTTCTATAAAACAAAAAAACCGCTTAAAATAGTAGATAATAGAGATAATGCTTTATTGTTTTTAAAAGAGTGTAAGAATTAAATCCCCATAATTCCAACCATATAGGCGAGGGGGTCATAGGCTGGTGTAAAATATTCGAGCTGTTCTATTTTGTCAAATACGATTTGAGCTGATTCGCGAGTCAAACAGCCGAGTGTTTGTTTTGCGACCTTGTCCGTTGGTCCAAATCCAAATGCGCCTGGCAAATATTCAGCACCCATACAATTTGCGCACATGAGCGGGATTGCTGCTGATTCATAATATTGTGGCGCAAGATTTTTTGATTTAGCTATTTCCATATAATCAGACAATTTATTGAGGCCGCGTTGATAATGTTCATCCTTTACAAATGTAGG